TGTCTAAGTTTTTGCCTTCAGAAACGTCAACTGTGATACAGTATAGGTGGTCCGATTTAGATTCGTTGATGCCTTCTTTGACTGGATGTTCATATATTTTTAACAAATCATGATTGGCAACCGGATCATTGTATACTAGTTGTTGTAACTTGTAACCAGAAATTAGTGTGTTTGATGAACCTAAGAATTCTGTTTCAAACTCTTGTGAGAACTGGCGTTCGGAGGTGTTACGAATTGTTTCTTCTTTCCATTTCTCATCACGGCCAGGTACATGTGACCAATGAATCTGGAAGTTAACGTAGTTGTTTTTCTTGTTGATTGAATCCATCCACAACTTGTAGAACAGGTTCATACCGTTTGGAGTGGAAACAATAATAATCTTTGTCTTTTTACCTGATGAAATTACAGGGTAAACAGAGTTAAAGAATTCTTCTGCAATATTATTTGGAACGAAAGCGAATTCATCTAAGAATACTATGTTAAAAGAACCACCACGAATGGCGGAACTAGATGTGGATGCAGCGATAATCTTAGACCCGTTCTCCAGTTCTACGTTACCCTTGTTCCATGTAACGATACCTTGTTGTAACCACATAGGTAAATTTTCATAGGCCAGTTGATATTTGCCCAAAATATCACGAGCCAATGCACCTTTGTTTGCCAGCACAGCACAGTTTTGGCTGTCTTTAAAGATTGTTTCCCATAACATATAGGCCACAGTGGTTGTGGTTTTACCAACTTGACGAGGACATTTTGTAATTACAAATCTATTATTTGCAAACAGATGAAGCATTTCTTCCTGAAACGGCCACATATTAAAGTTGATTAGACCTTCATCAACGTTGACAATCTTAATATAATTTTTTGCAAAATAAATTGGGTCGTTTGAACATTTTATATACTCATCAACTTGTTCTTGTGTGTAGTTTACTTTGACACCGGCCTTTTTAAGTAAGGGGTTGTCACGGTATGCTTCACCAAATTTTAAATCATTAATCATTCTTACCTTTGAGTAGTTTGTTCAACTCAGCGGTAGAACCAACAAAGATAGCCTTGTCGATTTTTGTATCGCCTTCTTTTTTACCGTCCATAGTACGCATTTGTTTTTGTACTGCAAGTAATTCTTTATTGGCATCAACCACGTTCTTTAGTAGTGTTGCATAGACTTCAAATGCCCGTGGATGTTGTCCTGCTGCGGCAATATGCCGTAGTTCTTCCATTGCATCTTTGCCATTGTCAATCAACTCTTGTAGATTATCTTTTGTTTGTTGATATGCATCTTCCAAATCTGTTTTTAAATCTGGACCTTCTTCAGTTTTTGGAACAACCGGCACCAAAGCTTTTTCAGTTTGCACTACCGGTGTTACATCAAATATTTTTTCCATGTTTTTGTCAAATGTATTCATATTTTTTAATTGGTTTATAATGCTGCGATTCTACTCTTAAAGTCGTTGAAGTCTGTTGATGCCGCAAGAAGAACTTTTAAATTTGCCAGTGGCAGTGCAGCTGCAATTTGTGTTGTTCCATTTGCGAATGAAATGCTTCCAGTATTTACAAGATTTTTACCACTCAAATCCAAACCAGTTGGATCACCAGAAGAAGGTAATATAATTTTACCATTTGAATCAAACTGCCATTTTTGTTGAAACGGTGTTACAGATTTTTCATAAAGTCCACCAGGAGTTGAATACATAATTACATTTGTTGTGTATGAGTAGTTTGTATTAACTGCAATTGTTACGGTTGTGTTTCCATTACCAGCAGTTGTACTTGTTGATGTGTTTGCTTCTGGTATACCGACATATGTAAAATCACCCCAAGAACTACCATTTGCACCAAGATATGTTCCTGATAAAGAACCATCTATGGGTAATTGATAAACAGTTGCATGTGTGTTTGCATTAGCTGATGATTTTGAATAACCAATACCAACAAAATAATCACCTAAAACATCTAGTTGTCTATGACCAAACCTAATTGTTTGATTTGCATTAGCTATTTCGAGTGACTTCGCCCAAACCAATGCACCATCTGCATCAATTTTGTACGTAATGAATGCTGCCCGATTGTTTGCATCTGTTGTTGCACCATTTACATACAAAAAATTATTTTTATATTTGATCCAATTAATTTTTGGTGTTGTAATACCAGTTATACTTTTTTCCCATAATAATTGGTTATTGGATCTAAATTTATAAATGTTAGTATTTGATGCGGCATACCAATTATTTGATGTATCGGAAGTCAAACTTATAATTGTGTTTCCATTTGTTGCAACATTATTTGTCCACAAATAAACACCTTCTGTATCAAACTTGTGAACTTTTCCGTTCGCAGAACCTACTAAAACACCATATTCATTTGGTAGTGCCAAACAACAAAATGCATTTGTTGATGGTAAATCTGAGGTAAATTTTGTAAAATAAAGTTCACCGGTTATATCAAGACCAGTTAACAAATTATGTTCGCCTACAAAATAAGGAAATCCTTGGTCATCAACAGTAATGTCTACGGAACCTCTGGCGTCTTCAACCATAGTACTCCAAACATTTTGGCCAATATAATTAAATTTGGTAACTAAAGTTGAAAAATTGTCTGGAATATTTGTTAACAAATAAACATTGTTGTTTGCGTCAATGTCTAATGATTCAGAATAACTACCATATGAGGTGTTAGCTGGCACAGAACGTGTCCAGAATATTTCACCTGTTGTATCAAATTTTACGATTGTTGATTGTGGGAAACCTGTAGTTTCATTTTGTGTTGTTAGTGCAACATAAATGTTATTGGCCGAATCGTATGCAACACTGTGACCATATGTGTTGGCTGTTTGATTTGCTAATCGGCCATACAATAAACCCCAAGCTTTTTTGTTGTGATGGTCATTACCGAGTTCCACTTTAGTATTACTATACATTAAAGTGTTTGTGAAATTAACATCACCTAAGAAAACAGAGTTGGCTTTGTTGAAAGCCCCTTGTGCTGTAGCGGCATTGTTTGCTGATAGTGAGTTTGCGGTATTGGCATTATTGGAAACGCTGGTGTACAACTCTGTAAAGTTGTTATTTGTTTTAACAAAAGAGGCTCTTAGTGTATCACCTTTGCCGTCATTTGCTCTAATACCAATATTGATAGTTTGTTTAGCCATTTATTTCTCTCATTTGGGGTTTATTGATTTGCGGCCTTGTTGATTGTCAAGACTTCATTTAATGTGTTATCAACCTTAGCGTCAACTTTATCGACAGTCATAAAGTCGATATCTGTAGAAACTCTACCAACAGCATCAACTTCAACAAATTTCAATGGGTTCAAATTATATGAAGTGAAGTTGTAATTAGCTAAAGTGTTAATACCGTATATAGGTTTATCTGACACGAAGTTTCCTGTTAGTTCTTTTAATCTTAATATATTATCTGTAAACTGTACAACAATTCCTGTTGCTGATGCATCATCTGATGTGTATCCTTGATACACCGTTTCGCCGACCTTATAGGTTCCATAACCAGAATCTAAGTTCATGTAAAATTCAATAATTTCATTCTGTGATACTTGATTCCATATGGAAACAAATGCACGATTGATAACACCTATCTCTGTTGGTTTACCAAAGATGAAACCCTTTACTGTGAAGTTCAGTGTCCAGATAATCATTCTGGTTTCATTATCTCTACCGCCTTCATATGTAATATCATGTGTGGTAGAATTTAAAATAACAGGAACTTCTTTAATAATACCCATTTCAGGAATCAAATTCAATTTGATTGTATAATCTGGTGTAAAGAATGGTAAAATGTGTTCAATGATTTGTGTGCCATCTTCTATGTTACGTACATAGATGTAAAGATTGAAATCAAAATTGTATGGTACTGGACTGTATTGTGATTTGATTCCTGCCGGTGCAGTACCGGCAAAATTCTTAATGTTTGTGTTTTGTTTCCGACTGGAATCATATGATAGTCCAGCCATTTCAAATGACATACGTGGTAATGTTACTTGGACTTTTTTATCCAAGTTTAAGTCATCCTCAAGACGCATGACATAACGTTCTTTACTTGCGTATGTAATAGGAACAATGAATCTTTCCGATTCTGTAAGGTCTGGCTTAAATCTATACAACGTAATGTTGTCAAACATATTACCAAATCCAACAACCAGTTTTCTTATGACACGATTATATGTTGACATTATATTCTTCCAAACGGGTTGGTTTCTGTAAAGTCAATAATGTTATTTGCAGTATCAAACAAGTATGCATTATCATAAGCTTCATTTCTTGTGCTATCTATTAATGGATCAAATGATGACAAATAGTATCTTGCATTACTTGTTGCACCAATGATTGCAACGTTGTCACGGAATTCACCTGCAATATTTGTAACCTTTAACGAGTCATCTGGCTTAATCCATTCTTGTACTAAGGCC